CGGCATACGCGATAGCATACGTTATCAAGCGCGACGGCATCCGTGTACCAAACGAGCACAACGAGGGCGGTGTAGCAAGTAAGATACTAACCCCCGAGATGGTGCAACGTATCACAGTAGAGGTGACCCGGATAGTAAGGGCGGAGATATTAACCATTTTAACTAAAAAGCAATGATTATAAGAAATCTAGTAGCTAACGAAACGGTAACGGAGGCGCAGACGCTTTACGTACATTCTATATCGCCCGGCATATACCGCCCCCTACGATTTGAACAAACAAGTGCAGTAACTTCCATCTCTTTACGGTATTCCCGTAATGGGGCGAGTATCGCAGACGCAAATATAGTACCACGCGAAAACGCCGTAGTTGACCTTAGTGCCATGGCCGTGCTTTACCCATCGGTAGCGGAAGCAACTATGAACACTGCGACGGGTGGGGGGTTTGCTGACGTTGTGGCGGTTAACTACGTGGAAGACGGCAAGAGTAAAGCCTTAAATCTTAGAGTTATTAACGTAGCAGCTACCAATGCACGGTTCGTGGACGAGGCGTATATAAGCGGTTTATCCGACTACGCGAACGGGAAATTTAATACCATAGACTTTTCCATCTCTAAAACATCCCCCCTAACGGGTGTACACTTCGCCAATAAGATTATATACGGGCAGCAGAGTGTCGATACTACCTTGAGGGCGCGGCCTATTGGTGGGGGGACACTTTCAAAGGTAAACAATGGAGCATCTTTCGGGGCAGGCAACCAGGAGCTTATAAATAGCGGAGGCCACAGGTGGGGCCTCATTCAGTACGAACGTAAATACCCGTATTGCCCCGACCCTAAAAAGCGCGTTACGCTTCGATGGCTTAACTCACGCGGTTTGTTTGACTCGATGTACTTTGACCAATACCGTATAATGCCCAACTATCTAATGAACTATTCGGGTGGCAATCGGATATTGTCGTATGAAGTAACAGTAGGCACGACGGTAACGGCTGATAACGAAAAGGCGCTTTTGCAGTTGTCTCGTGCGGACGATGTTGCCGGGGTATTCCCGATAGATACCACACAGTGGGCACGTGTTAAGATAACGAACCCTACAGCGTTTAACGCACAAGGCGGTGCACTGGGTAGGTCGGTCAACTTTAAATGCAAGTTTGAAATATTAGAATCCTAGACTAATGGAAGTACAGATAAGAATAAATGGTGTGTTGTTGGACGGCGTAGCTCCCGGGGCGGTTAAGCTAACCATCAACAACCCCGACCCTATTAAGTTTTCCGAGAGCACCGTAAGCTACTCGGGAAGCATCACCGTACCCAGGTCACAAGTTAATGACCGGGTTCTAAAATCGGAGCGCTTCCCGGGCTACTACACACGTACAGCGCCATATGTTGCAGAGCTTTCGTTTTCGGGGCTTGACGTTCCGTTCGGTGGTGGATTGTTCCGTGCCCGTGTGTCAGCAGACCCGGATAGCTATACGATTGAACTCATTGAAACCGTATCGAAGCTTTCGACCCTCCGCGCCCCGGTAGTTAATATACCTACCTTTGAAACGTCAGCGTACCAATTTTCGACGTACGAGGCTAGTCTTAACTACGCGTACCCCACCCCGGTAAGTATGCCCAATCTATACGCGTTTAATGGGACGACACCCGTAGAACTCGCATACATAGCAGACCGAGAAACGAAAACAGCAGGCGATTACAAGGACGCGGAAAGCCAGTTGGCCTTTAAGGGCGCGCATGACGGGCTTAAGGGTTCAGTGTATGCCGTCAATTACATGATAGCTGAGAATAACGATGTGGCAACGTGCTTCACGTACATGGTAGGCTCTACGTTCGACCTTGAATTCACTTCCGATTCGTTCGTCATCCTACCACCTTCCGCCCCGGCAACTGTTTACCTACGTAGTAACGGTGGTACGTTCGCTTTGCCTTTTGCGCGCGGAACGGTACGCCCGGATGGTAATTACCCGTACTACCCGGTAAACCCCGATTCGCGGTCATGTATAATAACACCGAGACCATCGCGAGACTTGAACTTCGGGTTTACGACCTCTTCGAATTCTATGGTTTATTCGGGTACGCCTATTACTTCCGTACCTACTGCTGAAGCGTATTATATATCGTTCCGTATCAGGGGGATTGGGTCCCCAACGTATGCATGGGACTTAGTGCCAACGATGGGGCTGGATACCCCGTTCGATATTGTGCAGGCGTTTTGCAAGGCGTTTTGCTGGACTTATGAGTTCCGGTCCTCACCGTTTTTGCTAAAGTTAAAACCCTTCATAAACCCGTCTACATCTTCGACGTATCGGCAAAACTGGACGAACAAGATAGACACAAGTACGGTTAATGTGTCAGAGGCAGCAGGGGCGGCACGAACATACGCGGTGAAGGTAGGCGAATTAACGCAAACTGTGGGTGGCTATGGCGGTGCAATATCCACACAGGAGACAGCAGGAGAAAGTAACTTCCCCGTAAGCCCAGGCGCACCGAGGCCCTACGCCACTATGATACGGGCGAGCGGTTCGGGGTGGCTACCTGATAACTATTTCAACCGCGCGAGCGGTTATCGCGCTACGATAGCAGGGCATTACGACCGTTTCTCCCCGGGTTGGCAGGTAACAGCGAAGATGCGATTAACGTATTTCGATATCAAGAATATGAAGTCGGACGCGCTGTATTACATCGGCGAGTTGGGGGCATGGTTCTATCTTAGAACAATAAGCAATTGGGACGCATCAACAGGCACGGCTAACGTTACGTTAATCGCAGTTAAAAATTAATAATTTGGATTATGGCAACAGAAAAAGTTACTCTACTCGACCTCTCATTTGATACGTCTTCCGCCCTTGATGGGTTGGATGCTCTTATAGCAAAGTCCGTCGAACTGGCAGAAACAAAGAGCCAGCTAATGGCAGCACTTAAGGACGAGAAGAAGCAGTTGGACGAGGCGGGCAAGGCGTACAAGGACGGTACACTCAGCCAAGATGATTATAAAAAAGCGGTAGGCAATGCAGCGAAAGCGCAAATCGAATTGAAAAAGCAGTTGTTGGACGTCAACTCTTCCATATCGGAGAATAACCAAGCTATCAAGACGAACACGACGCTCTTAAACAGTCAAGAGGATAGTGTAGACGCGCTCCGTGCCCAGTTGGCAAAGAACACCAAGGAGCTAAACGCGATGAGCGCAGCGGCGCGCAACAACACGGAAGAGGGGCAGAAGCTTGTAACCGAGACAAAGGAGATAAGCGACAGACTTAAGGACATGGAAAAGGCGGTAGGTGATAACCGTAGGAACGTAGGTAACTATGCGGAGAGCATACAGGAGGCAATGTCAAGCACACAAGGTCTTTCCGGCGCACCGGCGGCTATGGCTACCTCTCTTTCCGGGGGAGTTAACATCTTAAAAGTGTTTAACGCTACGTTGAAAGCCAACCCGATATTGGCGGTTGTGTCGGTTATCCTTGTTCTCATATCCACGGTTGAAAAGCTGATGAAACGTAATAGCGAGATGGCAGCAAACCTAAAAGCGGCATTCGCTCCGTTTGAGGTTATCTTCTCTCGGATACTCGACGGCGTAACCAAGCTTCTCGGGGGTGTGGCAAAGGCTTTCGAGTGGATAACGGAGAAGGTTGTTAACTTGCTTTCCTCTATCGGTCTCATTACCGAGGAGACAACGAAGGCAGCGAACGCAGCCAGAGCGCTCACCAAGCAAGAACTTGCAATATATGAGGCGGAAACAAACAACCTCGTAACGTTAGCAGCGATGCGTAGAGAATTGGAGGCACAACGTACCATTGTAGGGGACCAGCTAAAGACCGCAGAAGAACGAAACGCGGCAGCGCAAAAGGCTATCGCGATTTCTAAGCAAATGGAGAAAGCCGAGATAGACGTATTACAGCAGAAGTATAACCAAATCAAGGCGCAAAACGAATTGAGCTACACAAGCAAGGAAGACAGACGCGCCGAGATGCAGGCACTGGCAGACCTGCAGGCACGTCAAGCGGATTACATCTCACAGCGTAAAGAGCTGGAAAACCAAGCGAGCGGCATCGTAAAGGCACAGATAGAAGCTAATGCAGCAGCTTACAAGGCAGCCGAGGCAGCAAAGGCACAAGCCGCAGTAAAGGCAGCCCAGGACGCAGAGACGGCAAAACGAGAATTGCAGGCTGAAACAATAAAGCAGATGGAAACGGCGTTAACGGCTCTTAGCCTTTCAATGCAAGCTAAGGAACTGGAAAACGATACCATCGGAATGAAGATAGAAAACGAAAAGGCATACGTAGAGGAAAGTCTAAAGCTTGAAAAGTACAGATTAGAACAGGGTCTCATCTCAAAGCAAGAATACGCCAACAAGGAGGCTGAATTTAACCTCGGCATACAGCAGTTGGAGATGCAACGTAAAGAGGAGCAGGACGCACTAATGAAAGAACGCGAAGCCATGAACGCAGCTAACTTGCACGAACTTAAGATGGCAGAAATGACAAACGAGTACGACCTAAGACAAGCGCAACTCGACGCGCAGTACGCGCAGGAGATTGCAGCAGCAGAGAAGATAGGTGCGGACACCGCGTTGATACATGCCGAATACGAGAAGGCGAAGGAGGAAAACACCCGAGCGCGTGTTAACGCAGAACTGACAATGACAGCCGGGCTGGCAGGTCAGATGTCTACTTTGCTGGGTGAGGAGAGTGCAATAGGTAAGGCGTTCGGTGTGATTCAGGCAACCATTAACACGTATATAGGCGCTACAAAAGCGCTGGCGCAGGGGGGTATACTTGGTATTGCACAAGCCGCTATAGTTATTGCATTCGGTATGAAACAAGTTGCGAATATTGCAAAGCAGAAAGAACCCGAAACGAAGGTAAGCAGCGTTAAGAAGTACGCGAAGGGCGGTATGATAGTAGGCAGGTCGCACGCACAGGGAGGTGTGACATTCCGAGGCGATAACGGGCAAGTGTTCGAAGCCGAGGGAGGCGAAAACGTCTATATCATGAAGAAATCAGCCAGTGCAGAGATTAACGCATTGTCTGCTGTTAACAAGGCACACGGGGGCAACTCTTTCGGTACATCCGGGCTTTACAAGTTTGCTGACGGGGGTATGGTCGCAAGCATCTCCGAAGCAAACCGAATGGCTAGGCAGTCCGATAACGTGCGTCTATCGAGCGAAAGCATTAACCAATTGGCGGGGGTTGTTATCGACGCGGTTATGAGCATGCCTAACCCGGTTGTATCGGTGCAGGACATCAACGCAGAGCAAAACGATGTGGCGGTAGTCAAGGGCTTCGCAGCTTTCTAATATTAATCAACTCGTGCAGAGGTGGCGCATACGACAAAAGGCGCTATCTTTGCACGGGTCACAACAAAAACAATCTTTATGAAATTTAAAAAGCTTAGAGTTATTCAAACCGGGTTAACGACCAACTTTGGGATGTACGAGGGTGGGGAATACCCCCTTTCTATTACGGACGCGGCTGTTAAAAGTGTTGTAGCGCTCGGAAACCTTAAGCCAGTTCATTGCAGACGTACCCACAACGGTAGCGATATGCTGGACGGGTACTTAGGCAAGTTTACGAACTTCGTTTACGAGAATGGTGCGGCCTTTGCCGACTTCGAGATGTCCGAAGCACTTGAAACAGCCTACCCCAATGAAGCGAAGTTTATCGCAACCATGATAGAAAAAGAACCCGATATGTTGGGTGTTTCTGTAGTTGGTTACAATTCGGTAGAATTGAATGACGGTATTCTTGACGTTACCGAGTTTGTGGAATTGTATTCATGCGATTTAGTGGGGCTTCCAGCCGCCACGGAAAGCCTTTTTAATAACAATAAAACAGAGAAAAAAATGAACAAATTTTTCAGCTCGTTTGCAAACTTGTTTCAGAAGACGCAGTTTGCAACGGAAACAGTAGAAACCGTGGATGGTAGTAGCATTACTATCGAGGCGGCTGGTGAGGTGATGGCTATCGGTGATAAGGTCTTTGATAGCGAAGGCAACGTTCACCCGGATGGTGAAGTACAGATTCAAGTCGAGGAAGGTATTTTGGTTATCACTATCAAAGACGGTGTGATTACCGAGGTTAAGCCCTACGAGGCAGAAGAAGTGGTAGCAAAACCCGAATCAGCAGCCGTACCCGAAGAGTTTTCTAACCGTATCGCGGCACTTGAGGCATCTATCGCAACGTTGACCGCCTCGGTGGCAGCGATGACCGCACAGTTTAGCCGTGCAACAGCGAAACCCGGTGTCCCCCCGGTAAGCATTCCAAAGGACAAGAAGAAAGAAACAGCCCTTAGTCGAGAAGCGGTAGCCGAAGCGGCAAAGCGATTTTACAAAAAATAACAAAAAAAAGAATTAAGAAATTATGGCAATTACATTTAACGACCTTAACAAACTGAACATTAACAGTTTGAACGAAGTTATCTCTTTGACCGTCGGTTTGGCCGGTGAGATTTCTAACGGTATTACCGTTCTTAACGGTATCGCTAACAACACGCCCGTTGTTTCCCTTGCAGCAAACGACAAGGCATTGCGCAAATCAGCAGGATGCGGAGGCACATACTTCTACGATAGCTTAACCGACAAGGTTAAGTATTACACACACGCACCTATCGAACTTCCTATCGAAATCTGTTTGCAGACTTTGTGGGGTAAAATGGTGGCGCGCGGTATTAACCTCGATGACGATTTTTCCGCAACCGATTTGGCTGGTTTCATCCAGTCCGAAGTATTGAAGGTGCTGGAAGCTGACTTGTTGCGCCTCGCTTGGTTGGATGGAGACCATAAGGCGAAAGCTACGGGCTACGACATATTTACGCACGGTGGTATCATCAAGCAGTTCAAGGCTAGCGGAGGGACCGAAAACATTCTGACGCTCGACACAACAAACGTTCTTGCTGCACTTCGTGGAGCTATCGACGCACAGCGCCCCGATACACTCGATACATCGGAATTCTTCGTAACGTCTAACGTTATGCGCCTTTATAAGAACATTTTGCAAGACCGTGATAACAGTGCTGCACAAAGTGACATTGTAGATGGTAGACCCGTTTACTTCTTCGAGGGGTACAAGATTAACGAACTTCGCCACGTGTCTAACGCTGCCTTGGTTGACGGTAATACGGATGCTTTCGTAGCATTCACACCAAAGGACAACATTCAGATTGCCTTGGAAGATAGCTCTACTAACATCGCACCGTTCATCCAGGACGCAAAGAGCCGTAAATACTACTCACAGACTTTGTTCGCAGCTGACGCCATGCTGGTAGCGCCCGAGAAGATGCAGATGTGGTTGCATACTTCGGCTTAACGGAAATTAGTATTAACAATAAAAGGGGTTGGGATATTAACCCAGCCCCTTTTTTATTTCAAATAATATGGGAAAAAGTTGTTTAAATAAACTTAAAGGAAACATCACCGTAGGTTGTACAATTCCGCGGATAGGCGTGAAAAACATCTATCTGATGCACGCAGAGGACGTAACGCTCGCCGGGGACACTAACGCTGCAGTTATTACGTCTGCGACGTTTGCTTCGGGTACTGCTGCTATACTTGTAGAGGGGTACAAGCAAAACATCCAGATTACATCAGCTATCCGAACAATGGACGCTTCAGCAAAATTGGATTTCAGCGTTATGTTTAAATTGGCAGGTAGGGACACCAATGCAATTCTGCGCATACGCGCGCTTTTGGGCGGTAAATTCTATGTTCTTGCTGAATACCAAGACGGTTCATATGCATTCATCGGTTATACATCTCCTTTGGAATGTTCCGGGATGGATACAGACAGCAACGCCAATGCTGGGTTTACTACGGTATCACTTGCAGCCCCCGAGGGTTCAGCGGGTAATTATTTAATGCGTGCCGCCACGGACGCAATTGCTACAATCAAATCAAAAGTAGGAGTTTAAAGATATGGCTTGCATTTCAAAATTAGCAAACGCAATTACTTATAATTGCGATTCGGGGGCGACTGGGTTTTTAAGTGCCCTTATCATCAATAAGAGCGACATTGCCAGTTTTACGGTAGACTCGACAGCCGGTGTGGTATCATCTATTGCCCTTGTGCCAGGGGCTAAAGCCTACAGGATAGACACTGTTAAGCGCTCATTAGTCATGTCCGAGAGCATAAAGATTAATGAGGGCGCACCGAACGCCCTGTCGCACCAAGCCACTATTGTGTACACGGAGTTAAGACCCGGCAAGACAGCGACTAGCGTTATTAGTGCGGTTACTAATGGTAGCTTCGTAATCCTTACAAACCCTATCGTCTACTCGCGTGGGTCCAATACCCCTTCCGTGTGGGGTCTTTATTATGGCCTGTCAACCACATCAATAGAGCGGAGCAGCCACGATAACGGGGGCTGGGCAACAGTGACGATGGAAACCCCGGAAAACGTAATCGGTGAGGATGTTTTAACAATGCCACAGACGGTGTACGATGATTTATACGCGGCAGCAGCAGCAGTAGGATAGTAATTAACTAAAAAAAAGAAAGGAAAAATAATATGGCATGTATTGGACTTATAAGCGGAAGTTTGGAGATGACGTGCGGAGTACCCACCTCAGCTTTTAACCGCATACAAGGCGCAAAGCTAATCAACGCAGCAGATATAGCGAGTTTTACGGTAGATGATGTGAGCGCGGCTACTATTACAAGGGTGAAAGGCAAAGTGGGATGCACAATAACCACCGTCAATAACGCCCTTACTTTGACGGTGGGGCTGAAGTCGCAGGACATTACGCCGGGGGCATATGACGTCACGATATCGTTTAAGCAGTTTGCCCCCGGGGGTAATTCAGGAGTATCCTCTTCTGGTGGTACTTTGGGAACTACGAATTCCCTGGCGCGTGCCGAATTGGTGTTCGCCATAGACCACGGAAACGGTGTTTATCGGGTTTACGGCCTTGGTGCGCCTCTTGTTTGTTTGGAATATAGCCTTGATTCTACCGCTGACGGGTATTCTACGTTCACCTATGGCGTGGAAGATTGGCAAGTAGGTACAACTATCCACACATTGACGAAGACAGCTTATGACGCGTTGTCTACACCAGCAGCATAATAAATCAAAAAGGAAAATGGCAGAAAAATTAACTAATACTACGGGGCAGGGCGAAAGCACGGCTCCCGTTGTTGTTGAACCAAAGGTTGCAACATTACAGGAGAAGTTGGACGCATATTTTGCGATGACGGGTCTAAAGCTTGACCCGAATTGCCACATGGATATGGAATATTTATCTTCGTGGTATGAAACGAAGTATCGCACTAAAATCGTCTATAAGTGGGCGATGAAACCGGGTGCCCGTATCGTGCATTACGTAGATGGCGTGGTCTACAAGTCCGCAAATATGACGGACAAAATAGCCGAACGACTTATGAAGGAGAACCCGGCATACGCAGATTGTTTTGTAGAAATTAATAAAGATTAACATCATGATTGGTTACAACCGTATAGCATTATTAGTAGAAAAAGCGCTTAAGCTTTCCGCGAATACCGGGGATAGAGTTATTAACTATGGGGAGGGAAACCTTTATCCGCAGGAAATTGCAGAACTCATATACGCGTCAAAGACAGCGAGCGCGGCCGTCGAAAAAATGACGGAGAATATAATCTGTGAAGGGTTCAAAAACAAGGAATTCGCGGAAATGACGAACGACAACGGCTGTAACATGAACGATGTGTTAGAAGCTACGGCAAACGATGTTGCACGTTTTAAGGGCTGGGCTTGGATAGTGCAGTATGGTTTAACGCCAGCAGGCTACCAGCCTAAAAACGTGTACAACGTTCCGTTTGAATATGTCCGTGCCGAGATGAACGACAATTACAAGAATGACCCTACGGTAAGGAGCTGGCGAGTGTTCAACAACTGGGAGAAACAGAGCGTAAGGTCAACAAGTGTTAAAGGTAACTCTGTTGTTTACCCTACATACAACCCCGAAAGTTTTGCAGCCGAGGTTGAGGAATGCGGAGGTATCGAAAACCACAAGGGACAACTCTTATACGTGAACCTTAGCACTACCCGACCCTATCCTATTAGTACGTTCCATGCGGTACGAAACGAGATGGGCGCGGAGGACAAAAACGGGCGGTACGTTAACCGTACTTTAGGGCGTGGTTTCCACATGTGTAGTATTGTTTCACACGGTGATTTCGAGACCGAGCAGGCGCAACAGGAATTCCGCGATACACTTTCCGAGATGATGGGAAGCGAGAACGCAGGTTCAGTTCTTACCGTTCGCGATGAGAACGTAGCCACGGACAAACCGTTTATCAAAGTTGACCAGTTGGGCAGCCCGATAGATAGGGAACTTTACAAGGCGTACGTAGAACCCCTTAGAAAGGATATCGCAATAGCGGCATATAACATTCCGTTACCCCTTATTGATAGCTCTCTGATGACCTATTCTAACGCTTCGGGCGAGGTTATAAAGGAGATGCAAAAGGTCTATCGCAATAGCCTGCAAAAGATACGTCAGCGCATTTCGCGCGAGTTGCACCAGGTTTTCGGGGTTGACCCGTCAGTTACAGAAATTAATAATAAATTTGAAGAAGATGGCATACCCGATAGCAATGTTCCGGCAACTGTTTGAAATAGCAACGGACGTTAAGGACAACAAGATAGAAAAAGCATTCTTCGAGGCAGACCTACTCGATATATTGCCGCAGATTGACAGCATGTATAATGCTGTTCCGAAGCAATATATCCCGGACGGGCCTAACTTCGCAGGACTTGAAAAGGTTATCTGTTACTACGCTTTCGCGCGGTATCTACAGATAGCAGACCAAAACAGTACGAGCACGGGTATGAAAATTCAGACCTACGGCGGCTCGGTAGTAGTTCCCGATACAAGCAAGGCTAAAAGGTTTGAAGCCGAACGGGGCAAAGCAGACCTTTTTATAGAGCCGTTAATTTGCCACATGAAGGCAGATGGGTTTATAAAGGCATGTACCGTATCGAACACCCGTATAGGGTTAATCAAGTGATTGAACAATTGGAGACCTATTTCCGCACGTTTTTTGCTGTTACCGTTCTGGCAGTAGTTACGGATATACGGGACTTTATATTTTTAGTGATTATCGTTACCGCGTTGAACTGGACGGCAGGCTATTTGGCAGACCGGGCAAAAGGAAAGCCCTACAAGCACAAAAAGACTATGCAGGCGGTTAAGGAGCTGTTTTTAACCAATGCGATTCTATTCTTTGTAGCACTCACATGCGATATGTTGGAGCCTGAGGTAGATTACAAGCTTTTAGTTAGGGCGCTCACGGGTATATTCCTTATTATATACGCGCGTAACATAACGAGAAACCTACGGGTAGTTCAGCCGGGAAATGAATTTGTGAAAGTGCTAAATAGTATAGCCAATAGCAAGTATTTCCAGCTTAAGAAAAAGATTAAGGACGGCGAATTTGAAATACCCTTAGAAGAAAAGGGCGTTGAATTTGAAATACCCTTAGAAGAAAAGGACGTCGAATTTGAAGTAAACTTAGAAGAAAAGGAGAAAGAAGATGGCAAACAGCAGTAAGTTAGTACCGTTCATCCTACAGTGGGAGGGCGGTTTCGTTAATGACCCCGATGACTTAGGGGGCGCAACCAACAAAGGTATCACTATAGGCACATTCACCGAATACAGGAAGCGGAAGGGACAAAAAGCCCCTACCGTTGACGACTTGAAAAACATATCTGATGCCGAATGGCACGATGTTTTCAAGTCCTTGAATTGGGATAGGTGGAAAGCCGACGAAATCAAAAACCAATCAGTAGCCAATATCTTAGTTGATTGGGTTTGGGCTTCAGGGTCGCACGGTATAAAGCGCCCCCAGCGTCTTTTAGGTGTCAAGGCGGATGGTATCGTAGGCAAACAGACCCTTGCAGCCCTTAACGCTATGGACGCGGCTGTGCTCTTTAAAATGATTAAAGACGATAGGGCAAAGTTCATTGATGAGATTTGCAAGGCGAGACCCAAAAACGAGAAATACCGCAAAGGGTGGATGAACCGTATTAATGCAATACACTATGAATAAATTGCAAAAGATAATTATAAGCTCTGCAGTCCTTATGGTGCTGTTCGGCGTGGTAACCAAGACGGTAGACACCATAAGGAAGCAAAGAGCCGAAATAGGACGTTTAGAACGTAACGTTGAGGCAATGAGCGATGCGCAGATTGAGTATAAAACCAAGCTCGGAGACGCGGCCGTTAAGCGTAAAGCTTTAGAGATGTCGCACAAGGAGCTAAAGAAAACGAACGCAGACCTATATAAAGAGGTGGACGCGCTTAAGGTCCGGGTGAAAGATGCGTTATCGGCAACCCGTACCGTTACCAAGACAGTAATAAAGGAGGTTGTGCGTACCGATACCGTAGCCGGGGAGCTTATAGCGGAATACCGGGACGCATGGAACACGATACAGGCAAGGGTTAAGCAAGACAGTACAGAGCTAAGTTACCAAGGTAGGGACACGATAACGGGAGTTATCACAGTTCGGAAGAAAAAGTTCTTGTTTTTCAGATGGGGGGTCAAGGCTATAGAGCACGACATATCAAACAAGAACCCCAAATCAAAGATAGATATAGACATAGCGGTGATGTTAAAATAATTAAGAAATGGAGGGCTGTTAACAGTTCTCCATTTTTCGTTCACATTTGTTAACCACACTTACACAGTAAAAAATCGCTACTGTGTAAGTTTCTGTACACTGTAACTCCTTATATTATAATATGTTATATGTAATTACACAGATACACAGATAAAAAGGGGGTAAAACATTATATTGGAGAAAATAGCACTTGCCTCTATAGAACGAGCTGTAAAAACCACAATATTCGAAATAAAAGTTTAGGAAAACATGTGTGTATCTGTGTATGTGTAACGCCCGTCCCTGGTTATCAGCACTTTAGCTCGTACAGACTGTTTCTTTACATCTTTTCACTTTTCATTAAGGTTTATTAACGCAAAAAGAGATACAACATATTAGTATTTGCCATATATTTGCAGTGTCAAAAGGAAACAAGGTTTCCCGGATGACAGGAGGTCACCAAGACATTAAAATGGAAATAAACGATTAAAAAGTAGAATTGTGAGAACGTCAGCGCATATTATTAAAGTAACCGTCCTCGGCTCGGTAGGATTCCAAGTAAACATAATAGACCCGATAACCGGGAAGTATTACAATGGCCAATCCAAACGGTTCAAAACGAAGAAGGAGGCAGTTACTTTCGTAGAGCAAAACAACTTGATTATTAAAAAGAGGTAAACGATTAAAAAGTAGAATCATGAAAGCAATTAACTGCAATTTTAGGGAAATGGTTAAAGAAGGTAAGTTCGAGATGAAAAGCCATATCCTTGTATTCTTGGATGATAACGGTACGGAACAAAGCGCGCCTTTCACAGAGGTACGCCATGACGGGCATTTTGACAGCTACCAGTTCGAGGGGGTATCATACCGCTCCATGCAAGACCTTATGGAGGCTATTTTCTTAAATAAGGCTAACAAGTGAACCAACGTATTAGCAAAAGCGTTATATTTGTGCCAACAATTTAAGAAGATAAAGTTATGGAAGAGCAAAAGTTTATTTTCGACGAAGTGAAAAAGCACTTGCAGGCAAGCGCGAGGAAGAACAAGTACCAAGTTATTGACGCCGTGTGGGAAATGCCGACGTTTGAGGGTTTTATACTCTCTTACTATTCTCAAAGGCTGGATGGCGCCCAATTCCCCGTAGATGTTGAAGCTATGTATATCAACTGTGACGAGTGGGAGGAGTTCTACAACGAGACGATAGTCAAAGTTGGGCAAGCCATTTTGGAGGCCGAACAAATCAAAGAAGCATAAATTAGTTATTCACCATATAAAAAGAAAAGAAAATGAAAATTACACCGTTAACAATCGATTTTGACGTTACAAACGCACAGGAAGTGGAATTTGTAAACGAACTTATGAGCCATTTATTCGGTGGCGCGCCTCTTAAGGCCATGACAGCGCCTACAGAAAGCCCCGTAACCAGTACAAGCGTACCGACGTTTAGCGAACCGACGCAGACCGATGCACCCGTATCAGAAGCAAAGGAGGCGGCAGTAGCTATCGCAGAGGAGGCAATAACAGACGCTATCGCCGAAGTTAAAAAGGAAATGAAAAAACCCGTGAAGCCTGAAAAGACCGCGAAGGTTGAAAAGCCCGTAAAGAGAGCCCCACAAGTGACGATTGAACCCGAACCCGTACAAGACTCCACCGAAGAAGAGAAAGCCCCGGAAAAGGCCGAAAACAAGACCCTAACGGCAAAGGATATGCAGGCGTTCATGATTGACTTAATGAAGTCCGGGAAAATCACCCGTCCACAATTGACGGATATCATGTTGGAGTTTGGTGGCGCGTCCCTTATGCGCATCAAGCCCGAGAAGTACGAGCTATTGAAACAACGTATCGAAACCTATAACGATTAAAAAGAATGAAAGTACAAGTAGACCACACAAGTAGGGCACACGCCCTACTTTCCCCGAGCAGCTCGCACCGCTGGCTTAACTGCACACCGTCCGCGCGATTGGAGGAACCGTATGAGAGCACGAGTAGCGCGGCATCAGAGGAGGGAACGGTAGCGCATGAGTTAGCGGAGCACGCCATAGAAAAGTATTTAGCCGGGGAATATCTACCGCTATTGGATGAATTGCCCGTACCAGATGAGATACGCAACAACAACAAATATTACAATTCGGAAATGGAACACTACGTAACCGACTACGTTTGCTACGTGTGTGACATATACGAGTTGGAGGAAGGCGCTAAAATGAGTATAGAACGGAAATTTGACCTAACCGCATACGTACCCGAGTGTTTCGGTAGCTGCGATTGCGATATAGTGGGCAACACGGTTCTAAACATCATCGACTTAAAGTACGGGAAGGGCGTACAAGTAGACGCCAACGGGAACAGCCAATTAATGATGTACGCTATCGGGGTGCTCAACTCCTTAGAGCCATCGCACCGCGCGAAGATTGAAAAGGTACGTATGCACATAGCACAAGTACGGTTAGGCAATTACTCGGTATTCGAGATGTCCGCACGGGACCTGACACACTGGGCGATACACGTACTTCGTCCCACTGCCGAAAAGGCATGGGCAGGACAAGGGGAAACCAAAGTAGGCAGCCATTGTAAGTTCTGCAAGTTCAAAGCACAATGTAGGGCACAGAGAGACGCTTTAGTTAGTGAGTTCGAGACCCACGGGGACACCAAGGCGTTAGCGCTTGACGAAATAGGCGATATACTAAGCAAGTCCGATATGTTCACGGATTGGCTGACCTCGGTTAAGACTTTCGCAATGCAAGCCGCTACACGAGGCGAAAAGGTCAAGGGGTGGAAGCTCGTAGAAGGCAGGTCGGTACGTGTCATAAACGACACGGAAACAGCTATAGAACGCCTAAAAGCTTTAGGTTTCTCAACCGAGGACATAACTAACAGCAAACTTAAAGGTATCGGAGACCTTGAACGTCTGGTAGGTAAAAAACCGCTCGCCGCAGCACTTGACGGTCTGATAGTCAAGCCCCGAGGGCTGCCAACATTAGCCCCGGAAAGCGATAAGAGGGAAGAATTAAGTCCTACTATCGATGACTTCGAGGGATTAAATTCTTAAAAGAAGCTAACGATATGAAAAGTAACAACGGTATTCTAACAGAGAAAGAGATTCAAGCAAGAGCAAAGTTTTGGAGCAAAAAGCAATTCCGTACCTGGAACAAGAAAGAACTTGAAAGAACCTCTAAAGACATGCAAAAACTTTTGGTAGCCATAAAGGGATTCAGCATGGATGAGATTAAAGCTATAAGAAATTCAGCCGTGTATAACTTTCGAGCATACATGCATAGCCTTAGAGCATACGGAAAGAACGACCCAATGTGTATCATATGTAGGGCAAGCCGGAAGGATTTAGAGTACGCTATTTTGATAGCCCCAAAAACTTTTAAAGTTAAACAAGGTTAACAGAATAAGCAACCTATTGATTTATTTGTTATCTTTGCAGCATCAAATTAAAAACGGAACGCCTGAACCGATTAGAGGGCAAAAACGATAAAAAAGGTATTATGGCAAAAGCAATGATTAAGAACGTGAGATTGAGTTATGCAAGATTGTTTGAAGCGCAACAAATCAACGGACAAGGAGAAGCGATTTACAGTGTATGTTTATTGATTCCGAAGGATAGCCCAGAAGTTCCAAAGATTAAGGCAGCTATTGAACAGGAATTTAATGAGTTGAAAGCCCGTTACCCGAAACTGAACGGTAAAAACCCGAAGGTATGGACTAACCCATTAAGAGATGGCGACGAAGAAAAAGAAGGTGCCGAGTATCAAGGTTGCTACTTTATCAACGCAAAGCGCAGAGAGAAGCAAGGAGCGCCTATCGTAATCGACGGTAGGAAACAGTACATCACAGACCCGAATGAGGTTTATAGCGGCTCTTGGGGCAATGTAGCCGTATCATTTTACCCTTATGAGTTCACCGGGAAATACGGTATCGGTGTAGGTTTGAACGGTGTACAAAAGACCCGAGACGACGAAAGACTGGACGGCGGTACAAGCATTGACGATTTCGATTTTGAAGACGAGGACGACGACCTTTTCAACTAACAATTCAATTAAGCGGATTAATAATCGGGCGGTGTAATGCCGCCCAAAAATAAAAAGCAAAAATGGGAAAATACGATTCATACGTAAACGCAGAAGGTGTTAGAATTTCAAAGGTAACGGGAAAACCGTTGAAAAAATATAATAAGGTAAACAAGGCATACTGGGCAGCTCGAGAGGGCAAAGCAGTAGTAGGGGTACAACAGCCCATTGTTGACCCGGACCCCTTGATAGAGGAGCTTAAAAGATATTACAACGAAGAAGAATTAAAGGGTATTATCAGTTTGAAGAAGGACGCGCCACGCGTCGAACTGGTACACATCACACCGAAGAAAAAGACATCACTCGACGAGGGCAACACCGGGTTTCTTATCGCGTCTGACTGGCACGCCGACGAAGTGGTGAAAGCTTCTACAGTATTGTGCAAAAACGAGTATAACAAAGATATCGCAGAAAAGCGCATCACTAATTTCTTTGCGAATGCTGCCTACATGATAAAGAAAAAGCCGGTAGATAACTTGATTATCGGTTTAATTGGCGATTTGATAGGCGGATATATCCACCCCGAACTCGAGCAAACAAATAGCATGTCCCCAATGCGCGGAATAAGCTTCGTTAAGAACCTAATTATTTCCGGGCTTAAATATCTTCACGACCAATTGCCGGAACTCGAAAAGATAACCATTATCGGCATATGCGGAAACCATTCAAGGACTACAAAAAAGATGCAGTTTAGCAACGGTTTCGAGATGAACCATGAATACTTCATGTACAAGGATATTGAGCGCACCCTAACACTTATGGGGCTGACTAAATTTAACTTCATTATCCCCGAAAGCGAATTCGCCTATATCGACGTGTACGGAAAGAAAGTGTTGTTTGCACACGGGCATCAATTCCGAACAGCTGGCGGTATCGGGGGTATTTACCCGTCAATGATGCGCTGGTACGCAAAGATGAACCAAACAATAAAGATTGATAAAGCCTTTTTGGGGCACTACCACCAAATGGTATATACTAAAGAAGTTTGTGTTAACGGCTCGTTAAAAGGCTTCGACGCGTTCGCAATGGGCCACGGGCTGGCATACGAAGAGCCACAGCAAACATACGTAATTCTTAACGAAAAGCGCGGGTTTATTTTCTACTCACCCATTTTTGCAGACTAAGTTAAAAGGCCACTAATTGTTAAATAGGCGCAATTAGTGGCCTTTCTTCTTGTTTATTAAGAAACATTGTCGTACCTTTGCCATTATGATAGTATTAACAATTAAAACAATGAGTTATGAGACATCTGTTTATTGACTTTGAAACGTATTCCGAAACGGACATTAAAAAGGCGGGTAACTATAAATACTGTGAGGACGAGAATTTCGAGATACTCCTTTGCGGTTACGTGTGGGACACTGATACGGAGGTTACAATCATTGACCTAACAAAGCCCGGAGGACTGGACGAGTTTAACGATTTGTTCCTATATGTACAGAACAACGAGGACGTTGTAATAGTAGCGCACAACGCTACATTTGAGCGTATCTGTTTGCGTGAATATGGGTTTGACATAAGCCCTATGCGCTTTTTCTGTACGGCTAATATGTCATTATATTGCGGTATGCCTCCTTCACTGGACGCGGTTTCAAAGATTCTTGATTTGCAGGACAAGAAGTTAGGAACGGGCAAAAACCTTATACGTTATTTCTCCGTTCCGTGCAAACCTACCAAAGCGAACGGAGGGCGCGTACGTAACCTCCCCGAGCATTACCCGGAAGCCTGGGAAGAATTTAAGGAGTATCTTCGTTACGATGTGCTTTCAGAAAAGGAAATATTTGATAAATTATCCCGGTTTGAATTCCCGGAAGAAGAACAACGCATCTATGCAGCAGACCAGCGTATAAACGATTACGGTATATTGGCAGACCTCGAGCTGGCACACGCCGCCCAGGATATGGACGAAGAATATAAAGCGCGTCTTACCGAGAAAGCCAAAAAGGAATTCGGGTTAAGCTCCTTAAAGTCCATGCCGCAGCTTAAGGACTTCATTAAAGAGCGTACAGGCTTGGTTATCGATTCACTCAATAAGAATAGCATCGAGGGGGTGATAAAGGCCATAACGAGCCTCAAAAACGTTACCGACGAGGATAAGCAAGCAGTATTAGACGTTATCGACCTACGTAGGGAGATAGGTAAAACGTCTAATGCCAAGTATGCCGCCATGCTGGCGAGCGCTGGGAGAGGCAACCGTATTAGGGGCTTGTTCCGTTACTACGGGGCGAGCCGTACCGGGCGCTGGGCTGGGCGCCTGGTTCAATTACAGAATCTACCACAAAACCACATCGAAGACCTGGAAGGGGCACGAGACCTGGCAAAACTGCACGACTTGGATATGATGGAAGTTATATATGACAAGCCTACTCATATACTATCGCAGCTTATACGTACCACGTTTATCGCCCCCGAGGGGTACACGTTTGCTGTAGCTGACTTCTCGGCGATTGAGGCACGTGTAATAGCATGGGTTGCAAACGAGCAATGGCGTTTAGACTTATTTAAAGACCCGAAAGCTGATATATATTGCGCTTCTGCGTCTACAATGTTCGGTGTCCCGGTACACAAGGGCGACGACTTAAGGCAGCGCGGTAAGGTAGCGGAGCTTGCACTCGGATACGGCGGCGGCGTTAATGCCCTTACCACAATGGATATTGAGAAAGTGTTAACAGACGATGAAAAACCTCAAATATTGTCAAAATGGAGAGAAGCTAATAAAAAAATAGTATCTTTGTGGCGCTCGCTTGAAGATTGTGCCAAAAGATGTATCGGAACGAGGCGCGAGCAGGTTTACAGAATAGACAATGTTTCGAGTATTATTTTCCGATACGAGAGCGGCGCAATGACTATTGAGCTACCAAGCGGTAGAAAGCTGTTCTACCCGTCTGCAAGAATGGGAAAACGTACTATCGAGGGCGTTAACGGCTCGTTTGAGGTTGAGGATATATCCTACATGGGCCAAGACCAAACCTCCGGGAAATGGGTTAAGCTAAACACATACGGCGGCAAGTTAACCGAGAACGTTGTGCAGGCGATAGCCCGTGACTTGCTGGCGAATGCGATTTTTAAGGTATTCGATTTAGGCCTTAATATCGTTCTGCATGTTCACGATGAGATAGCCGCAGAGATACCGAAGGACGGAAACGAAGAAAAGATGTTGAGAGTAATGAGTGATGCCATGTGTAATGCCCCAGATTGGGCAAAGGGCATACCATTGAGAGCAGCGGGGTACATTACTGAATATTACAAAAAAGATTAAATGCATGGACTTACGAAAAATGACTTTTAAAATTGCTACGGCGAGCAGCGCAAAGTCTACTTCATGGAAAAACCGTTCCTACTCATGGGACGAGTTAACCGAGAAGCTGGCAAACGCAACCGTTACGGACGAGACGTACCGGGAGTTCATAAGCGCGAGCAAAGCCGAGCAGGGTACAATTAAAGACGTAGGCGCATTCATGGGCGGCGAGCTGTTCGGCAGCCGCAGAAACAAAAACAATGTCGGGGAACGCTCTATTTTGACACTTGACATTGACTACGGGGGAAAGAACTTTCCCGAGATGTTCTACTCTGTTATTAATTGTGCGTGTATCATTCACGGAACGCACAAGCATAACCCGAAGGCGAATACGCTCCGTTACCGCGTAATTATCCCGTTGTCCGAACCAGTGGACGGGGAACAATACGAGGCTATTGCCCGAAAGGTTGCCGAGTTGACGGGTATCGACTTGTACGACAGAACGACGTTCCAGCCCGAGCGGTGTATGTTTTTCCCATCGGTTTCCAAAGACGTAGACTATGAGTTTATAGATTACTCGGCATTCAACGAAAACCCTTTGGACGTTCAAAAGTATTTAGGTATGTACGACGATTGGAGCGATACAACCGAATGGGCATACCACAAGGACGAGAAAGGCGAGGCCCGGACGCTTGCTAAAGAGCAACAAGACCCCACATTAAAAGAGGGTAACGTAGGTGACTTTTGCAGAGCCTACACGATTAGCGAGGTTATCGCGGAATACCTATCGGACGTTTACGAACCTACCGAGCAGGAGGATAGATGGACTTATACGGGAGGGTCAACTTCGGGCGGTATGCTTACCTTTAATGATATGTTTGCTTATTCGTTCCATAACAATGACCCGATACAAGGCAACCACGTGTTTAACGCCTACGACCTTGTACGCGTACACAAGTTCGGTAAGCTGGACAGGGGCACGGATAGAAAGAACTCGACAGAAGCTATGAACGAGCTGGTAAACAAGGACGCAAAGGTGGCTGCGGCACGTGCCCGGATGCTGGCGGTTAAGGCTGGCGAAATAATGGACACTTTCGACGACGTTATAGAAGTAGAGGAGGTAACGGATGCCGATGTGGCAACAACGTACGAGGACGCTATGGCGAAACTCGAAACGGACAAACGCGGTGCCTACCTACCGACTGCAAAGAATTTAGGCCTGATAATGAAGTATGACCCTAATTTAAAGGGGCTTATTGCACGAGACCTATTTAAAGAGCGCCGGGTTGTCACCCGTGTACCCCTATGGCGCGCGAAAGATACCTCTCTGGACTTCCAGGACGTGGACTATTCGGGCGTACGTAAACACATCGAAGACGTTTACGGCATATCGAATAGCTCAAAGATTGACGATGCTATAGCGCTATCCGCGGAAATGAATTCATTCCACCCCGTGCAGGAATACCTAACCAAATTAAAGTGGGACGGTATCGAAAGAGTTGATAAAACGCTTATCCATATCATGGGGGCGGAAGATAACATATACACCCGTGAAGCATTCCGTATCGTGATGGTGGGCGCGGTTAAGCGTATCTTCCAAAAGGGCTGCAAGTTTGACAGCATGTTAGTGTTGCAGTCCGAGCAGGGCGCAGGAAAAAGCACATTCATCCGAAAGCTGGGTAAACGCTGGTTCTCCGATAGCCTTTCAAGCATGGACGGTAAGGGCGCGTTTGAACAGTTGCAGGGTAACTGGATATTGGAGGTTGCGGAGTTGTCAGCAATGAGACGTTCAGAAGTTGAGGGTGTGAAAAACTTCATTTCCAAAACAGAGGACAGCTATAGACCAGCATACGGACGTGTTACTAAGAACTTCCCCCGGCAATGTATCTTTATAGGTACTACGAATAGGGACGAATTCCTAAAGGACGATACGGGCGGCAGACGCTTTTTGCCCGTTAAGGTCAAGGCGAACGCCAATACGCGTCTTATCTTTGAGAAGGGGTTCGACGATTATGTAGACCAGCTTTGGGCCGAGGCAGTCCAAATGTATTTCCGCAAAGTAAGTACGTTGTTATCCCGTGAAGCCGAAGCGATAGCAGAGCAGGGGCGCGAAGAGCATTTCGAGGCAGACCCCCGTACCGCATCAGTAGAGGCGTATTTGAGCATGTTCGTGCCCTTGGATTGGAGACGAATGTTTGTGAACGAACGGCGCATGTACTTTAGGGGGTACGACGCGTCGAAGGTAGACCCGGAAGACTTTACGCTGGGAAAGATGGACTTCGTGTCTACCATGCAAATCGCTACGGATGTGTTCGAGATGGAAGTTGGACGCGTAACCGCGAAAGAGAGCCGCGAGATAGCCGCTATCATGTCTAAAGTACGGGGGTGGAGGCGTTCGGCAGAGGCCAAGGCCGTTATGGGTATCGGGCGCGCACGTGGATATGAACGTATTGTTAACGAATGATAACGGAGGGGGTGTAAAGGCCCCCAAATGTTAACTAACTGTTAACAGAATAACTGAGCGAGACTTAGTTCTTAAATGGTGTTAACGGAATATACAGCATATTGTTATTTGCCATATATTTGTAGTGTCAAAAGGAAATAATAACAATTTAAAAACAAAAGATTATGAAAACTTATGATGTATATTTCAGCGATTCTACCGATTCTACAAACAAAGGGTTTAACGAATCCTTCGATTATTGCAAGAGCTATATTGAGGACTACAACGGAACCAATGAATCTTACTTTGAAGATTATAAGGGGGGTAGCGTTTCAATAGTATGTAATGAAACAGGAGAGGAAATCTATTCGGAGGAGATAAGATGATATCACGAGGGGTTGGGCAACTAAAGAAGCGTTGGCAGAATAATAGACATATAACAATTTAAAAAAATAATCATGGAATTTAAGTTTATAGATTTATTCGCGGGTATAGGCGGTTTTCATATTGCGATGAAAAGTGTTGGCGGAAGATGTGTTTTTGCCAGCGAGATAGACAAGTACGCGAGATTAACGTATGAAGCTAATTATAAAAAAGACGAGCCCTCTCTATTTTTGAAAGCCCGTAACGGAGAATATCTATACTTCAACGACGACATAACAAAGGTTGACACAGAAGACGTTCCAGCGTTCGATGTGTGCTGCGGTGGGTTTCCGTGTCAGCCGTTCTCAGTTGCGGGACTTAAAAAGGGATTCGAGGACACGAGAGGCACATTGTTTTTTAACATAGCGAATTTGGTAAAAGAAAAAGTAGAAGCAGGCACGCCCCCCAAAGTTTTATTTCTCGAGAATGTTAAGGGTTTGAGGGGGCACGACGGAGGAAACACGTTAAAAGTTATTCTATCTACTATAGAAGAACTCGGATACGCCTACGCCTACGACATTATAAACGCCCGGTTCTTCGGGGTTCCGCAAAACAGAGAACGGCTGTTTATCGTGGCATGGCACAAGGATAGCATAAAAGTTAATGGCTTCTCCTTTCCTTATGGGGTGGATGCAAACGGAAATACGATATACGACAAGGAGAAGGCGAAGACAGAGGCAGCACCTACGAGATTATCCGACATATTGCACGACGTGCCCGGCATGTTACCGATAAGCGACAAGTTATGGGAGGGGTTTCAGAAACGTAAAGAGAGAGATGCAAAGTACGGTACAGGGTTCGTGCCCCATAAATATAACCAGGAGGCAAAATTTGTAGGCACCCTAACTGCAGGTTACCGTAAAAATGGAAAAGAATGTCTCATAGACCAGTCAGAAAAAGGGCTGAACCCTCGTATGCTATCACCCGAAGAGGCTGGCAGATTGCAGGGATACAATATAATTTCGGACGGTTGGATGCCGGGTAAGGCTAATACGGACTCCCCTTTTGAGATAACTGTATCTAAAACCCAGGCATACAAGCAGTTCGGAAATAGTGTAGCTGTCCCGGTAGTTAAGCGGATAGCAGAGGAGATAGTAAAACAGTTATTAAACAAAGAATAATTAGGTAATTGGAGAACCTTTTTCAATCTCCGTTGTTTATTAAGTATATCAATTTTAAAAAAAAAATTATGAAAGGTGGAAATTTTGTAGAATTAACATTCATTGTGAGAGGTGAATTGCAGGTAGAGTTGATTAACGTGGAACACATCAGTCGTATATTGTACGTAGACGGCAAACCGTTTATCGGTATGCTGGGGCAGACCTACACGCGCCAACTTACAGAAACGAGCATGCTAGAACTAACAGAGTGTATTAACTTAGAAAACAATTAAAGTAAAATGGTTACTATCTTAAAAGTTATCGCGGTAAACGAAGGGGAACGTACCTCCTATTACCCAACCCCCGGCGATGGGGTGTTTCCTACCGTGGAGATGGCACGGGAGTTTTATAAAAAAGAGTTCAAAACCGATAAAATACTATTGTGTTATGCCAACAAGTGAAAATGTACAGAGCTACAACGTAGGCAAGTCCGATTACTCAAAACACGCAATACAGCCGTGGGACATTTGGAAAGAATATAACCTCAACCCCTGGGACGCGGATATAGTGAAACGCGTGCTACGCAGCAAGGAAGGAGAGTCGCGGACGCTTGACTACGAAAAGATTATCCACATTTGTAAATATCGCATTTCGGAGCTTTCAAAGGAAGCCAAGGTAGTTGCACCAGTTGAGGCAGAAAAGCCCGTAGGGGACGAGGAAAACGACGATACAACGGTATTTTGCTTAGACGAGACAATGAAGCCGGCAATGTTCTATATTGAGGGGACGAAGTGGCGCGGTAAGTATGTCGGTTACTCGGTTTTCATGGCTGGTAATGCCCCCTATATGTACTTGGGTGTCGACGCAGAAGGGAACCACTTATACGCAGACCTTTCGGTGTTCAAACAATGGCTTTACACTTCGGAAACGCACCTGCCGCCAAAAACGTTCAAAATAAAGTATACCAACCTTTTTGGCAATCACAGAAGCTCGCTAAAGATAGGGTGCGAGGGTAAGAACTACGGGAAACATGATTATATTGTAACGCCCGAGGGTCGATTGCTCCGTTACTTCGGCATGGAAGGCGAAAAGTTTTATTATCGCAATATGTCGGAAAAGCGCGCGGATGGTACGTACCCCGAATTCTTAAGCAATGCTAAGATAGAAAATAAAGCAATTCAATTTACGTTATGATAATGAAGGATATAATAAGTGAAAAAGATTTAGAGCGTACATTCGCCGAGAAGCTTAACCGAACAAAGAAGGTGTGGGTAATAAAACTATTATCCACCTTTATAAAAGGTTTGCCGGATAGAATGATACTTTGTCAGGGTGGGTATGTAGGCTTTGCCGAAATAAAGACCACGGGTAAAAAACCAACTAAGATACAATTACTAATACATAGCAAGTTAGAGGCGTTGGGCTTCAAAGTATTTGTTATCGACGATTTGGAAAGCCGGGACAATGCGATAAGTTTCTTCTTAAGAAATGTTAGGGAAATAAACAACGTACCGGGAAAAGGGTTATCTTTGTAGTACCTAATTAAAAGATATGAAGTATTTAGGGAGCGTGTTTATGATGGTCATAAGGCCTATATCTCCGAATACCAAGCCCCGGAAGACTTTGTAAAAAATTTGGGGGAGAAGCCATTACAAAATAACATGAGCTCCGATAAAAGAAAATCTACCGAGAAATTATCTATTTACAAAGGACAATTTTTAAAATAGAAATCATGAAAAAGAGAAGTTTAAAAGAGGAGATAGAATACCGTTTGGGTATGTACTTCGGCATCAAGTCTGGCACGCTTTATGTGCGCGACAAAAAGTTTGGTAACACCGAGGAAATTCTAAAGCAGTTGCAACATGATATTACCCGGGACGTTAATTTTCTTTCGCGTAAAACACTGGGTTACGTATCGGAGGAGCAGGATTTCAAAGGCATCTGCGTGTTTTACAAAACTAAATTAAGGAAGTAATAAAGCTATGGTAAATTATATCGATTTAAAGCTAAAGTGTATCGCGGGACACGCCGAAATAGTAATCAACGGTCAGCGCATCAAGTGCGCTGCCGATTACGACAGAGTAATAGGACATATAACCCCGGCAGTCCTCCATGAGTTCAGCACCCAGTTAGCAATGATAAAAGCAATGTTATGTTAGAAAGAAAGCAATTACATGAGTACCAAGTAAAGGGAGTGCAGCATATTATCGACAACGAGTTTTGCGCGTTGTTCATTGATATGGGTTTGGGTAAAACAGTAACTACCCTAACCGCCATCAAAGACCTTTTGGATAATTGCATTATATCTAATTGCCTGGTAATTGCTCCAAAGAAAGTAACGCAGGTTACATGGAGCGACGAGATTAAAGCATGGGCGCACCTTAAGGACTTGACAATATCAGTCATAGACGGTACGGTTAAACAGCGCCGGAAAGCCTACGAGAAGAAAGCGGACATATATGCAATTAGCCGTGATAACATTGTATGGTTGGTAATGGAGTACGGGGGTATAAAGCTACCCTACGATATGGTTGTTATCGATGAATTGAGCAGTTTTAAGAATCACGCGTCAAAGCGTTTTAAAGCCCTCAGAAAGGTGCGTAAGTTCATACCGCGAGTAGTAGGCTTGACGGGTACACCGTCGCCAAACGGACTAATAGACCTATTTGCGCAAGTGTATTTGATAGACCAGGGTGAACGTCTCGGTAAATCAATTACAGCGTACAGGGATAGGTTTTTTAGACCAAATAAGAGGAACGGCGATATAGTGTACAGTTATGCACTGAAAAGCCCACAGGAGGAAACAGAGCGGCAAATAAGCGACCTTATCAGCGACATAACCATATCGATGACAGCCGAGGACTATTTGAAGATGCCCGACCGCATAAACATATATGACCGCGTGGAGCTGCCCCCTAAGGTGCTGGCGCAGTATAAGGAGTTCGAGAAGGAACAAGTATTGGAGCTTATCAACTCGAACGAACCGATAAGCGCGGCCAGTGCAGCAGCTCTATCGAATAAGCTACAGCAGTTCGCGAACGGTGCGATATACGATGCCGACCGAAAGGTTATCGAGTTGCACGACGAGAAGCTGGAAAAACTCGAGGAACTTGTAGAGGCTGCGAACGGCTCACCCGTATTGGTTGCCTACTCATACAAGCATGACCTCGAACGTATAATGCGGAAACTGAAGGCGTACAAGCCCGTCAAGCTGGATAATCCGGAACAGATAGCCGACTGGAACGCAGGGAATATTAAAGTGCTGGTAACGCACCCGGCGAGCGCAGGGCACGGGCTTAACCTACAAAAAGGTGGGCATACGCTTATATGGTTCGGTAACACATGGAGCCTGGAACTATACATGCAGTTCAACGCCCGGTTGTATCGCCAGGGGCAAGTGTATCCCGTAACCATTCATCACATTTTAACCACGGGAACGGTAGATGAGAAGATAATAAAAGCCCTGGATGGCAAGAAACAGACGCAGGACGGGCTTATGCAGAGTATTAAAGAACTTATGGAGTTCTACAGTAAGTAATGAAAAAGTTAATAACAGTCCTGCTCCTATTGGTAAGCTGCTCGGTCGTACAGAATGCAGCGGACAGCATACAACGTAATTTCAAGTTGCAGCAATTAGAGTACGTGAAAGATAGTTTAATACTTAAATGGCGTTAACGTAACTGGAAAAGCGTTATATTTGTATCAATGGTTTAAAAACAAAGATTATGATTAGAAACAAAGATTTTGCATTGCTGTACGCAGGGCGTGCAGTATTCGACAGGAACGGTGAGTTTGCGGGTGTGGTAGTCGGTTGGAACGATATGCACGGGGTTATATTAGGTGTTGACCATGTGAACGGCTGGCAGAGCTGGGACGCTAACGATATGGACGTGTCC